CATACATCGCTGGTCCTGCAATGTTTAAAGCAAAGCATGGGATTGGAGTTCCTTTGGGTAGGCCCAACTTCTCAAAACAGATTCGATATGAACCCGCCTTTGCAATAGCAAATGAGACTCCCGAACTATCAGACACGAACGGATTAGGAAGCAAGGTAACGAGGTGAATATCGGTATAAAGCGTAATAGGGCGATGAGGCTTGTTCCCTGTCGTCACATATATAAGCATTGTCTCTTGAGCGGAACAGCAAGACACACAAAGTAGTGCAATCCATAGATATTTCATGCCATCAAGTTTACTACTTTCGCAGCCCAGCGAAAAGGGCAAAGTTGAAAGGAATGCAATATGAGCACTCCCGCCGTTACTCCGGCTGAGTCGGCCCCAGCCCCCGAGGTACAAGAGATTTCCGTGCAGGACCGCTTGGATCATGCCACGGCCAAAGAGTTAGCCACATGGCGGCAGACCGGCGATATCCCTGCCATTAAAGTAAAAGAACCTGAGCCGAAATCCGCGGAGTCGGCCCCCGCAAAAGAGATTGAGGCGAAACCGGCCGTACCGCCTCCGGCCAAGAGCGAGACTGCCGCAGCCCCGCCAGCGGCCCCGCCGCAGAAACCAGAAAGCCGATCCGAACGCCGCTTTCGAGAGATCACGCGCGAAAAACCGTGACCTCCGCGAACGGCTGGAAGCGATCGAGCGTAAAACTTCTCAACCCGCCGAAGTCAAGACTGAACCGATTAAGGCGGAGCCGGAAAAACTCAGTGCCCGGCCCAAGATAACGGACAATGACCCAAAGACTGGTAAGCCTTTTGAAACCATGGCGGCCTTTATGGATGCCGTTGATGATTGGAAGGAAAAACAGTTTGAGGCGAAGATTGAAGAGCGTTTATCGAAGGCCGAACAAGCTCGCCGCGCTACCGAAGAAATGACCTCGAAAGGCGCTGCCCTGCTGGAGAAATCCAAATCGGCGATGCAAAAGTACCCTGACTTTATTGAAGTTGTTGGCAAAGGTCAGGGCTTGCCGATTCCCGCAGGCTCACCCGTCGATCAGTTCATTGACGAGTCCGATCATCCAGGAGAGATTCTGTATCACTTGCAGAAGCATCCTGAAATCGTAGCTGAGTTCTACGGCTGCACATACGATCCAGAAACGAAGAAATGGGACTATGGGACATATGACATCAAGACTCAGAAGTTTGAGAACAAAGTCAGTCCTGTGCGCCAAATCAAGATTCTGGAAGCGATAGAGCGAGAAGTGACTGCGCCTGACAAGCCGGTATCGGAACCTGTTCCTGCGAAACCTCAACCGCCAAAGCTACCGCCGCCGCCTACGGAATTGAGCGGACGTAAAGCCGCTCCAAAGGATGAGGCGGAAGATGCTTTGGCAAGAGGCGACATGGCCTCGTACATGAGGGCCATGAACGCACGCGATCTTGCGGCATCCCGCCGCTAATCGCACAAAGGACAGCTTTTAAATGGCTACCCCAAACACATTTCAGTTCGTCGATTGGGTTGCGGCGGAAAGTCTGCGTATGCTGCTGAATAAGCTCGTATACGCACAGTTTGCCACCCATAAGTACGAAAAAGAGTACGAACGAGACTTTGCCGTCGGCGAAACCGTCCGCGTCAAACTACCGCAACGCTGGCTGGTAACGAACGGCTTGGCGTTTCAACCGCAGCCCATTAACCGGATTTACACCACGGTCAGTGTAAATCAGATTTTCGGTATCCATTTCCAAGTCGATTCCGTCGAGCGTGCTCTCAAAATGGAGCGCGGCCGGGAATGGTTCAAGGAAGAGTACATTGACAAGCTGATGGCGAAACTTGCCAATGAAATTGACCGGCGTTTTGCATTATTCGCCATGCAGAATACTTCAAACATCGTTGGACAATTGGGCGTAGACCCAACCTCCATGACGACGTTCCAGCAGGCCCGCCAGAGGCTGATTGAGCAAGGCTGCCCGCAAGATGAGGAATGGGGCATGATCTATCCGCCCTCGGTTGGAACCAGCTTGATTCCGTCTTTGGCTTCGTTCTTCAATCCAACTTCGGAAATCTCGCGCCAGTATAAGCAAGGTTCCATGGGCAAGATGAGCGGCTTTGACTGGTACGAGTCAGTCAACAATTGGCGGCAGACGGCTGGAACCCAGGCTGGGGCGAATACCGTAGCCGGTGCAGGGCAGCAAGGATCGACGCTAACGATTAATGCGACGGCGGGTGACACGTACAATCAGGGCGATATCTTTAACATCGCCAATGTGAATGCGGTCAACCCGGAGAACCTAGCGAATATCTCCAATACTCTGAAGCAGTTCGTCGTGACGCAGAGCATTGCCTGCGTAGGCGGCGGTGCAGACGTATTGAACATCTCGCCAGCCATCTTCGGCCCCGGCTCGCAGTATCAGAACGTCGATTCTCTGCCTACCAATACGGCGGCAATCACGTCCTTCCCCGGAACTACTTCGCCAAGCGGAAAGTCTTCGGCGCAGGGCATGGCAATCACCAAAGATGCCTTTGCGATGGTCGGCGTACCGCTGGAAATCCCGAAGGCTTGCGAATGGTCGGCACGGGCTACGGACCCCGATACCGGGATCTCGATTGCCTTGCTGGAAATGTTTGATCCGATCGAGCGTAAGAAAGTCACCCGCGCAGATGTCTTGATGGGCTTTGGGGCACTGTACCCGGACAACTGTGCAGTCCGCATCGCTTGCAGTTGAGGAGAGAGAGCATACACCAATGAAAACACTAACCCGTATTTTCGCAGCTTCGGTTTTGCTGGCTCTCTTGACTGTTACTGGATTCGCACAGCAGCAGGGCAGCCAGACGCTTACCACGACAACGCTTTCGGCGGCTATTCCCGCAGTCTTCAGCAGCGGGACGGCCCCCGTCAGTTCCAATATCTGCCTGACTTCGATCTCAAACGTTACGGCAACGGCTTCTGTCCAGACAGTACTCTGGGTGGATACCGAAGCCATGACGGTTGTAACGAATACCGTTCCGCCCTCAGGAACCTGCATCACTGTGACTCGGGGCTCGAATGGGACAAAGGCAGAAGGGCATCAATCCGGCAGGACTGTCTATGTCAGCCGCCCTAACTTATTTCAGGGCTATGATCAGGCGGGCACTTGCTGGGCAAGTTCGACGGGCCTGTCTACTTCGCCGGCACAGCTGTATCCGATTCTACCATGGATTAATTTGACCAGCGGCAATCGGTATGACTGCAAGGCGGACGGAAACTGGTTCCGCTCCGGGCTCGGTTCGCAGGGCAGTGCAGCGGTGACTGCGGCTACTGGCTTCTGCACGGGCACAGTCTCCAGCGGCGCTACGATTTATCTGAATGGGGCAGCCTGCACGGGCACGACGGCCCTGTACAGCTACGTTGTGGCTACTAATGGCGAACTCGCCAATCTGCGTGTCCTTTCGAGCGCAGCCGTAGTAGGAGGCACAAGTAAGGACGTGATGACCGTTTACAAGAACGGCGCGGCTACGGCCTTGACTTGCACAATTGCGGCCTCTGGCACTACGTGCAGCGATTCTACAAACGGTGTGGCCGTCGTTGCCGGCGATTACATCCAGTTTCAATTCGTAGGCGCTACTTCCGATACCGCGGCTAACCTCTCGGCATCGGTAGGCCTCTACGGGCAGTAAAACTCCAAAGGGGGCTTCGGCCCCCTTTATTTTAAAAGTGAGGGAATATGTCAACTGCTGGAATGAATTATGACGATCTACAGCTTCGCAAAAAGCTGCTGCTGGAATCTTTGCAGGAAACAGCGAATGAACTACTGAATCGGAATGAAGTGCAGGGCGCAATGGATATCCATCATCCCGAGCGGTCTCCAGGCTGGAAACCGTATCGGCATCAGGAATACCCAAAAATGATGTATCACGAAACCAGGCTGGACCCGGTTATCGAAGATAAGCGTCTGGGCGTGCGCCGCCGGAATGAGGCGAATCCGAATCTGGCACCCATGGACTGGCCTGCCTCGGAACCGCTTAAGATCATCGTGAAAGACAAGGCTGCGGAAGACGAGGCAGGCAAGAAAGGCTTCGTGAAGTTTCCGCCAGTTTTGCGGCGCAGCGAGGAGCAGGCACACCTGGATAAGGTCTCCGATCCGCTCGCGGCTTCGGTGGGCGTTATTCCGGCTCCATTATTGTCCGTTGCCGAGATCATTGAATTGAATGCGATGTCCAAGGACGTTTTGGCGAAGACGGCCAAGGACAAGTACGGCATCGAGGTTTCGGCAGACGATACCAAGATCGGCATCATTGATGCAATTTCCTTGCGGGTGGCGAAAGGAATGGCCCATGTCTAACAAGCCGGGAAACATCAATGCGGCCGTACCCTACGAGTACAAGGAATACCCGAAAATGGTTGGCGGAAAGATCGTCAATTCCAAAGACGAGGAACTGTCTTTGCCGAGCGCGGCTGATCTGGATGCTGTAGCTGCGGAAATGAAGGCCAGGGAAGCTACGGCCTTCACTAAGGCTGTCGAAGAATTGAGCAAACAAGACGGCATCTCATGGAAGAAAGCGTCCGCTATCCTCCGAAACCGTGGACTCACGAAGCTCTAAGGGCGGTACGCGATGGTTGTCTTTTGCACGACATGCAAGGGCCGTGCATCTCATATCGAGAAAACACTCCCTAGAAACTTAGCCGATAACCCGAATGCCCGCTTCGTCTTACTCGATTACTCCTCACAAGATCATCTTCGCCATTATGTGCTGTCTCAGCATAAAGCGGACATGGAGTTTAGGCGATTGGCGGTCTACTTTTACGAGGCGAATGGCCCTTTCCGCATGGCCCATGCTAAAAACATGGCGCATCGGCTCGGCATTCTGGAAGGCGCAGACATTTTGGTCAATCTGGA